GTAGCATAACTTCCAAGTTATGCTCACTACTAGCACTCCTTACGGAGTGGACGGAGGCATTATGAGCTATTCACGTTTAAGAATCCGAGACATGCGTTTGCCGACTACGAAAAACATTTCGAACGTCTATGCAACGCAGCCTTGGAACAACAACTCGTATGACGTTCACCCTAGTTCTTATGGTGAAATTCGTACAATGAAAGACAATTCCAATAAGGACTTTCGTCGTTCTATGAAAGGCCGTGGTCTTGTTTTGTCTGATTGTTGCTTGACCGTGAATAATCGATCCGTTACAAACGGAACGATTTCTTACGACAACGGTGTTGGTTTTACCTGCACCCAAGTCGGAGACTGCTCTACTTACCTGCAGCTAGACACCCCTTCATTACTATTCCACGAAGGGAATACCGACCTCGATCAGCTGACATTGATGAAGGCTTTTGCCAAAATCAATGCTTCAGACCTCTTGGTTGGTGAGTTCGTTAAGGACCTTAACGAAACTCTGTCTATGCTACGCCGTCCCTTTCATGGAGTTGCTCAATTAGTCAGGAAAATACTGACGAAAAAGCATACTCTCATGAAGGCATCTATATCTACTCTGGAAGCATCAAAAGATGCTTGGTTAGAGTACAGGTATGGATGGAAGCCCTTGATAAGCGACATTGAAACTGTCGTAGATCTCGTCGCAACTCGCGCCGAGCGTCATGGGTCGAAAAAGCTAGTAGCCCGGACATGTGAAACCATATCCTCAAAAGGATTGGCTTCGACAAGTCCAAAGTACGCCCATCCTATGGTTGGGTGTAGCGGAACAATGACGAAGACATTCTCTCGTCGTTGTACAGCCGGGGTATTTTACTCATTAGATGAGGCTGCCATGTCTGCTGCCAAGATCCAAGGGACTCGTCCCCGAGATTTTGGTCCAACAGTATGGGAGTGTATACCCTATTCGTTCGTTGCAGATTGGTTCATCAATGTAGGCGATTGGTTGCAGGCGATTTCGCCAGTCCCGGGTATAACTTACACGGGATGGTGGGTTACGAATGTTACGAAGACAGAAACTTCAAGTTCTGGCTCCGTCGCATATCCTGACCCTCAACCAGCTTACAATTCGGTGTATCATGGAAGTCTGGGCACAGTAATTACTAAAGATACTGTGTACAAACGTACATGTAACCAACTGCTGAACTTCACCCCGGTTTGGAAGAAAAAGCATCTTTCAAACCTACAAGCAGCCGATGCGATGGCTTTAACTTTAAGTCTTATTTGGAAAGACTTAAACAAGCTTAAGCATTAGCGCACCTCGTATGAGGTCCGGAGGATTGACACCATGGGACTGAAAACAATGTCTCTACTCGCCAGCGCTACAGTAGCAGCGTCTGGTGGCTCTGCCCTTGCTTTCGCCGAAGACGGCGTTAGCATCCCTAATGGTCTTCACCTTATCGTACCGTCAGATACTGACTTTACGACTCGTCGGCAAGTGACCGTGAAATACCGGCCTTCTACCTACGATACGAAGACTGGAAAGTTCACCAAGGATAAGAAAACACTGTCACTTGTGAAACCGTACGTAAATACGGACGGATCCATTGTGTTCAGTGTTATCCGAGTTGAACGAGAACTGTATCCACTCGAGTCAGCTGCAAATGCCACCGAGATGTTAAAGCTCGCTGCGCAAATGTGTGTTGACGCCGATTTGGATTCGTTCTGGGCTACAGGCTCACTTTCGTAATGCCTGTAGTATCCTTCCTAAAACCATTGGAGGATTAAAAATGGCAAAAGCCCGAAATGCCGGTAAATTAATATCGGCTGACCAGATGATGCTTAATGTAGCAAAATCTCTTGTCAGAGATTTCCAAGCGTCAGCTGACGATCCGTTGATTTGCGACGATCTCCTTGCATCTTTGCATAATGGAGACGTCAAACGGATACGAGCTGCCGTACCTGCCTATGAAGCCGAAGGCGACACCTACAAATTTAAGGTGTTATACCAAATGGCCTCATTGTTCAAGAGATACAGATTCGAAACTGATCTGTATAGCGATCAGGAGTTGACGGAAAAAGCAGTACAAAGCTTTCTGTCAACACAAGATCGGTTACGAGATCTTAACCTCACTGATGTTGATGCATTGTCTTCATTAGTGCTGGAACGAGCTCGTATCTACATTGCCAATACTCTTGGCAAGTACAGCGATAACGAACATCGCTCTCTCTGCAGATTTGGAAAGAAGGCGTCAATTGGCGTTCCTGCTCGCCTGGCCTGTTTGGCCCAGCGATGGGAGTTACCAATTTCCGGCTCCTGTGAACAAATTTCTTGGTTTGACTCAGAGATGAGTCAAGCTGAATGCGTCCAAGATTATTGGCGCAGGCAGATAGATCGTGATCCTAACCGATCCATCTACCAAGAAACGAGTTCCCTGACACTGACGCTAGTCCCCAAAACGTTCAAATCGTTGCGTGCAATCATGCCCAACACAACCATAGGCTCATATATGAGCTTTGGGTTGGGTGAGATGATTCGTAAACGATTGCGACGAAGAGGCTATGACATCAGTGACCTCCAAAAGAGGCACCAAGTCCTAGCGAGAAAGGCAAGCATGAGTAATAAACTCGTGACTGCCGATCTCTCAAGTGCTTCGGATAGTATATCCGTCGCACTTGTGGAGCGACTTTTTCCTGCGAGTTGGCGTGATATTCTTTCACGCTCCCGTATAGGATTTGTCACTCTTCCAACTGGTCAGACTGTTGAAAGTTTAACTTTCGGCACGATGGGCATTGGATACACTTTTCCGTTGCAGACGTTGGTCTTCCTTAGTCTCCTGAAAGCGATCGAAGCGACTTTGTTTGGCCGCTGGAATCGTTGCACCATCAGTGTTTATGGTGATGATATGATATATCCATCATCCATGCACTCTGTTGTTGCAAGTGTCTTTAAGGAACTTGGGTTCATCTTGAATGCTGACAAAACATTCAATGATGGTCCCTTCAGGGAGTCCTGCGGTGGTGATTACCACCGCGGGGTGGACGTCCGACCATTCCAACCACAGAATGGTCCGGCATTCGTTAAGCCAAAAGCTTACGAGGCCATGCTCTACAAGTACGTTAACGGATTGTTAGCGCGCTGGTCTGAGCATGAGGTTGGACGGACATTATCATACCTCGTCTCCGAGATAGAGTCAGTAACCGGTAAAGTTAAACTGGTTCCTGAAGACTATCCTGATGATTCTGGTGTGAAATGTCCAACGCTTCACCATTGGAGTTTTCTCCAATCGGCTGCAGTCGCAAGGCCTCATAGTATTGGTCACGGTCTGTACCGATTCTCATTTCTCAGGCTAGTGCCTGATGAACGAGAGGAGGTAAGACATGAACCATACTATTGGGCCCGACTCAGTGGACGAAATCCTATCAGTGTTAACTATTCTGGTGGATTTCCTCCTGAAGCTCCTTCGGCTCTACAGTCCCGTATAGAGAAACTTACGGGGGTTGGAGACGGAGACCTACTTCTTATAACTAGAGAAGTCAGGCCAACTAAACTGTTCCGCAGTAAAATCAGCGGACGGCGGCTACGCCGAACGACTACCTTTGTGACGTTAAGTCATACGGGTCGTTACAAGCGTCAGTCTGGGATCTCAGGTTTCGAGTCCCGTAGATAACCTCCTTTCATGGGGTTATAAAATCCATCTTACGA